GAAACAACAATTTAGAAGCTTTAAATATAACTGTGAGGAGAAATGATGGCTTGAGCCGTATGTGGTGAAAGTCACAAGTACGGTTCTTAGGGGGGAAAGAAATTGAAAGATTTCCGACCTACCCGACATTTTGAGTAGAAACAAAATTCCAATCATTTGGAGATTTGAAAGGAGAAAAATTATGAAATATGAATGCAACAACCACATCATAGATGAAAATGGAGAGAAGTTTTTTGCTGGGGATAATGTAACTATAGAAAGTGATAAGGGTTGTTTTACTGGAGAAATAACACTAATTACTAGTAAAGGTATATATTTAGGTGATAAATATGCTAGAGCCGATTTAATAACCGCTATTAATCTAAATAGTAGGAAAAGATAAAGGAGCTTAAAGAATTTAAGAAAAAAATCAATTTGTAACTATTGTATAATTCTTATGTGACTTTTCATGTTACATAAGAATGGCTTAAATACTAGGTTTAAAGTAGGTTGTAACAAATGTAATAAATTGGATGTTACGCGTTGAAATCGCATAACTGTGAGTGTTTGTGCCCCTTTATATATATAATGTAATATAATAATAATATATATATATTATATATAGACATAAATATTAATATATATATACATGCAAACTCAAAAAAACATGTTACTTTGTTACAAAGTACATCAAAGACAGTTATATCAACGGTTTACGTGTAACAAATGCCATGTTACAAAGATGTTTTCTTATGTGACATGTAACGTAAATGAGGTGAGATTATGAGTAATAACTATATTATGGAAATAGATAAGAAGATTGAAGAAGCAACTAAAAATAGAGATTGGAAAGGAATAGCTAAACTTGAAGCTGAAAAAGTAAATTTACAAGAAAAGATAAAACAAATTGAGGAGATAGCACATGAAAGGAAACAATAATTATAGAATAATTGAATCTAAATTATATACTTACAAGAGTAAACTAGCTTTAGCTGAAAATCTTGATTTGAAATTAGCAGAAATGAAATATGATATCAATGGAGCTGGAGCAGTTAGTTATGAAGAAAGGACAGGTAAAACTAATAAATTTAATTCAAGTGTAGAGAATGAGGCAATTATTAGAGAAAAGAAAATATCTGAATTGACATATGAAATTATGAAGATTAAAAATGAACTAGCAATCATTGACAATTCTATAGACGCATTATTACCAAGGCAAAAGCAAATTATATATGAGAAATACTTTAACGAAACAAGTAGTAGAAATATAGCAGCTAAGTTAAATCTTACAGAAGTTCATGTTTGCAGATTAAAGAAAGATATAATAAATAAATTAATTTCTATGATATTAAACTAATATTAATCTTACTTTAAAGTTAGTTTAACATTTATGTATTTTGATGTGTTATTATAGTATCATAGAAATAAATCAATGAGGCACTTACTTATTAAATGTATATTTTTATGTCAGAAAATAAGATTTAATAACGAATAGTATATTGAGTGTATAAAAACCAAATAACATATATCCCTTATTGTATTATTTGGTAATTCTCTCGTAAATTTTCATTATTCTTCTCACTATAGTTGAAGGCACTTATAGAAATATAGGTGTCTATTTTAATGCACTTTATTAGCTTGTACAGAGCTTTAAAGTTTAAGATGAATAGTGCTCAAGAAAGTAAATAAAATTGAACAGTGAAGACAATAGACATAAAATATAGCATGATTTAGTATGTAAAATATAAATATTAAAACTGTAAGGCTGTAAAAAGAAACGAGGTGAATGTTATGTCATTAACAGATAAACAAAATGATACTATAGACTTATTAATTATCGGGAACCTAAGTAAAGTTAAGATTGCACAGACTGTAGGTATTGCTGAAAAGAGTATTTATAATTGGTTGAATAATAATGAAGAGTTTAAGGCTGAGCTTCAGAGACGTACAGATGTTTTCAATAATACAAGAATTATAGATGGAAAAAATAAATTCGTTTCATGTTTAGATGAGGCTATTAATAACATAAAAGAAATAGCAAGCGATAGGAGTAATTCCAAATGCTTTGATGCTAATAGATATATTGTAGACAGAAACCTTGGCAACACTACAACCAAGATAGAACAATCCAATGCAGACACTACTGGAAGTAAACCTATAAAAGATATTGACAGTATGCTTCAACAGATAGATAATAAAGAAAACGTAATAGATCTATCTAAAAAGATTGGGAAATAAATAATAATATTTATGCATTAAATAGTGTATAAAAGGCTAAATATACATAAATATTGTACTAAATATACAACAAACGAATTGAATAATATACAACAAAACAATGAATGAGTCTATTACTGGCATTGCATAATTGCAGTGCTATTATTTATTTCGGGAAAACTAAATTTTGCGAAATAACTTAGTAATAGTGCTAGTTGTGGTTTGGGAAATAAAATGCCAATAGATGTTAATGGTCTGATGAGGTGGGGTACCTTCTAAAATGAAAAATCTGAAAAGCCTGTCACCGGACCCTATAAAATTTTATTATATTTTTAGAAGTGAGGTGGTTAAATGAGCAAACTTTCTTCAATAGACTTACTTGAAAACATCTATAGTAAGTTAGACAAAGAAATAACAGATAATCCCAACAAAAATCAATATAGTTTTGAACTTGAATATTCCGAAATTAATGTGAAATTACCAAGTATGGATATACAAACACAGTTATTTAATTATTATAGTTATAGAGGATTTGATGTATTATTTGCTGATAATCCAGTAAAAAGAACACAAGAAATCAAATTAACAAGAAAATGAAATAAATTGTAATATTTAAAAGGAAATTACCTACTTTTGTATAATTGTATTATATGGAAGGAGGTGATATTTATGAATACTAGCTGGATGAATCATTATACTAAAAAGTTTGCAGATGAAAATTTAGAGACTGATACTCAGATAAAATTTGATTATAATGAAATGAAAAAAAGTTGTGAGGATATCATAAATGAGTTAAATAAAAGTTTTGAAAAAAATCAATCTAATTGCAGAGCAATATATAATAATGAAAAGAATGAGTTTGTATTTCCAGATAACGTAAAGCTGTGTTTTGAATATTTAAATAATGATACAGTTATAAAGTTTAAAGGATTTTATAACGGGGAATGTAGGGATGAATTTGAAATAACAATTAATCCACAGAATAACAAATATAGGTATTATAATGAAAATTTCGATTCTTTATATAAACTTATGAATAAAATTTTAAGTGAAATACTAAAATAACAATATTAAATGAAAAGTCAATTAAGAACTCTAGAAATAGGGTTCTTTTTTATGCTCATTTTTAAGGAAAGGAGAGTACACATGATTTACTATGACAATATAACCTTTGAATCTGATAGCCTGTTTGAGTTGTATTTGCTTAAGAAGTACTTGATTAAGCATTATGATGAAGAAAGTGCCATTAAGCTTATAAAGGAGTATTCCAATAGCCTAGATGATGTTGCAAAGGCACTAGGTAAGACTGATATAGAGTTCTTTTGCTTATACTTTTTGTCAGATATATTTGTTGTTAAAGATTCTAACGTTGCTAGACAACTTTCAGCAGGTCATTATGAGTTATGGGATATTGCTAATGATATATTTGTAGAAGATAAAAAAGATAAAGCAGCAATTATAGAACCTCGTGGTTTCGCAAAGACGACCATATTCGATGAAGCTGTTAGCGTATGGTTACATTGCTATATGAAATCTATATTCACTCTCCTTGGTGCTAAAACCGACACAGATGCTACTCAATTCCTAGATTCTATTAAGAAAGTGTTCAATGAGAATCAGAAAATTATAAAATGCTTTGGAAAGCTGATTGATATTAAAGCCACAAAAGCAAATGGTGAGAGATACACAATCAATGCAAATGAAGTCGAATTTACTAATGGAACTTATATAAAGACTGTTGGTTCTGGTACTTCTGTAAGAGGTGCAAATTGGGGCGGAGTTAGGCCAAGTGTTTTTATTGGCGATGACTTTCAGGATGAAAAGAATATCCTTACTGATACTGCAAGAGATAAACAATATTCTAAATGGACTAAGGAAATTGAAGAGGTTGGAGATAAAGCAGTTTTTAGAAATGGAATAAAGATAAAAGCAGCAACTAAAATAATTGCTATTGGAACAGTTCTTCACATAGATTGTCTTATGAGCCGATTAAGTAGAAATAATGATTACTTTACTATCTTAAGGCGCGCTATAATCCTTGAAGACGAGCAAACAGTAGAAGATATATTTGAAAGTGATCTATGGCAGCAGTGTCATGATATTTATTTTGATGAAAAATTAAATAAAGATGAAAGAAAAGAAAAAGCTAAGCAATTCTATGAAGATCACAAGGAAGATATGCAATTTGAAACCTGGTGGCCCGAAAAATGGGATTGTTTTTTAGATTTAGCAGTTAAGTATTGGGAAAATAGAGTGGCCTTCATGTCAGAACTTATGAATGATGCTAGTTCTATAGGTGAGAAGTGGTTTAAGTCTGTTGCTACTCAAACTAAGGAGCAAATTGAAAATCATACATTTACTAAAACAATGCTTTGTATAGATCCTGCCAGTACAACTAATAAAAAATCTGACTATACTGCTATGGCGGTTGGTTCAAAAGCTACTAATGATTTTACTTATATAAGGGACTTAGTTCTGAAGAAGATGGAGTATGAACAATATTGTAAAAGAGCTGTTGAAATGCTTGAAAATAATCTTGATGTAACTCATATAAACATTGAAAAGAATACCTTCCAAGGTGCTGATGTTATTAGAATTAAAGAACTAATTGCAGAAAGTCCAATTATTAAAAGTAAAAAATATGTATGGATTAATGAAATGCAAAGAAAAAATAAAGATGAAAAAATAAGTACTGTTGTGGATCCTATGAATAATGGTCAAATTGTTGTTTGTTCTGAATGCAAGGATAGTAAATTTGCTGTTGAACAAATAAAGGATTTCCAAGGTCAATTATATACGGTGCATGATGATATGATTGACTGTATTGCTGAATTGGAAAATAAATTAAAAGAAATAAAGGTTGTTGGTAAAGTTGAAATATTTGATAGAGATTCAGTTTTTTAAGAAGGAGGTGTTAAAGTGGGATACATAAATGATAATTCTGAACTGTTGAGTAATGTGAAAAGTGATTTCCAAACAAAAAAAATATTATATGACAAAATGTATGATTATTGTATAGTTGGAGAAACAGAAGCCTATAGGGAATATAAAAGAAATCCTAAAAGAAGCAACTTAAAAATCAAGGTCAATTTTATTAAAAAGTTTATAATGGAAGAAGTTGCTTATTTAGTTAGTAATAAGATCACTTATACTAGTAAAAGTGATAATAAGAATATAATTGATTTTATTGAATTTAAAACAGCTCATTGGGACGAAAACCATGAAGAAAATGTACTTAGAGATATGCTGACATTTGGTAGTGTTTATGAATTGTATTATACAACTGAAAAAAATGGCGAACTATTATTTAATTCCAAGATAGTAAGTCCTCGTGATGGATATATCTTTCAAGATGATTTTGGGAATATATCAATGTTCTTAAGATTCTATAAGAAGAAATTTGACACAAAACAATATATTGATATTTATACAGCTAATTGTGTATACCACGTAGACGAAAGCTTTAATAAAATAGAGGACCCTACCCCAAACAGATTTGGAGAGGTACCAGTAAGAGTTGGAGTTGTAAGCAAGTATAAAGAGCAAGATACATTGTTTAATGAACTAAAGGACTTAGTAGATGCCTTTGGAACCAATTTAAGCGATATTGTAAATGAAATATCTGATTATAGGCTAGCTTATCTATTATTTAGTGGTTGTCAAGTAGATACAAAAACTAAAGATGAAGATGGAAAGACAGAGTTAGATTATTTGAAGGAAAAAGGTGCCATGTCTGTTGATAAGGATGGGAAAGTGTCATTCATCACGAAAGAAATTAATGATACAGCTGTCCAGAATACTCTTAACACCTTGAAAAAGACAATGTATGAATTAGCTAACCACATTGATACTAATGAAAAAATGCAATCTAATCTTAGTGGAAGTGCTATTAGAAATAGGCTTATAGGCTTAGAACAAAGAATTAAAAATTCAGAAGGGTCAATGAAAGACATAATTAAGGGAAGATTATATTTTATGTTCAAGCTATTTAATAAAGTTGAAAAATTGAATTATGATTATAGAGATATAGCCACTAAATTTACTTTAAATATTCCTCAGGATGATTTGACAATAGCTCAAATAATATCTCAACTTCCAGAGGGTGTTTTATCAAAAGCAACAATGAGAACGCTGTTTAGTTTTATGTTTAATTCCGAAAGAGAACAGAAACTTGTTGATGCTGAGGAACAACAAAAATTAGATAATGAGGTTGATTTAGATAAGGTTGTTGGTAATGATGGATAAGAAAAAACTTACTCCAGAACAACAATTCTTTAATGACATAACTCTGGAATTTGCTGAAGAGCTATACAATCAGAATGAGGAAAAGTTAAAGGAAGCCTATAAAGGTCAAAAAGAAAATAGAGATAATATCTTAATTGAAATAGCTAAAGTATTACTATCATATAAAATTGCAGATAGTATATTAAATATAACTTCAAAAGAAAGAACAAAGATATATTTAGATTTAAGTAATTTAATAAATAAAAATATTAAATCAGAACTTGTTAGTGAAACTAAGCTAACTAAAAATATATTAACTAGCATTGGTAAAGAAAAATATAATGTCAATAACTATGTATATAGCCTTGGTGCTGACTTTAAAGCAACTCAGCTTAGTGATGAGGCTTTAGATAAAATTATTAATACTAAAGTAGAAGATAAGCTATGGTCTGATAGGCTATATGATAATAAAAATGATATGAGTAAAATTTTAAGAATCGAAGTTAAGAAGTTTCTTAATGGTGAAACTAATGTTAATGAAATAGAAAAAGTTATTAAAGATAAATATAATACTAATGCATATGAGACTAAGAGATTAGTACAGGATAATATATGCAGAGTTCAAGAGGGTGTCAATGACCAATGGCAACATGATAATGGCATTAAGTATGTTATATATATGGCAACTCTTGATGGTCATGTATGTGCTAAATGTGCGCCATATGACAGTCGAGTTTATGAACTAGATAAAAAGCCTGTATTTATTCCACAACATCCATTTTGTAGATGTGTATATATTAGTTTAGTTAATAAAGATTGGCATCCTAAGATGAGACTTGATAATGAAACTAAAGAAAATATTAATTGGCAAAGTTATCAAGAGTGGGTTAATGGTCCTGGTACCGAATACGTAAAAATGAAAAGAAAGAGTAGTAATATTGGAGAGTTTGCAAAACTAGAAGAACCAATGCAATTAAAATATGTTAAAAATGTATGTAAAGAAGCTAAAATTGACTTAGAAGGTATAAAAATTAAAATTCAAAGAGATAAAACATTAATAGGTTTACCTTTCTTTGCTTCAGCAGACCCAAAAGATATTGGTAGAATTGATTTATTCCCTAGTGCATTTAAAAATAGAGATGAATTACTAAGAACCATAGTACATGAAAAAGTACATGTTGGGCAGTATAAAAAATATAGTGGCCAATATGTAATGGAAAATAGAAATAAATTTGAAGAAGAGGCTTATAAATTAGAGGAAAAGTGGTATAATGAATACAAGAAGAAAGGGTGATATATGTGAAATGGATAGAATGTATAAAATCAATATATGATACAGGAAAATCAGGAATATGTCCAAAATGTAAGAGTGAAAATACAGATTATGCATATGTATTAGTAGATAAAACTAATGATATGGGATATTTAGATGTTTGGTGTAATGAATGTAAATCTATTGAACATATTAGCCGTGTAAAAATAGATGATGCATTAAAACAAGTAATAAATGTTGATGATGTTGATTCAGTTATACCAAAATACAAAGTAATTTAAAAGCACTTACTTAAGTAAAATTAGTAGGTGCTTTTATTATGCCTAAAATTAAGGAGAAATATTATGGACAATATCAAAGAGCTGTTAAAACAATTAGAAGAAGAAAGAAATATTAAAGTAGGAGAGATACATAAAAAATACCAAGATAAAATGTACAAAGCTTTATTGAATGGATGGAATTTAAAAGAAGGAATTACAAAGCTTAAATATATTAGTGATAGAGATGGATATATTGAAGGTACATTCAAAGGCTTATCTAGAAGTCTAAAAATAACAATAGATACTTATAGCTGTAATGGGTTTGAATGCAATGGAGTTACTACATCAAGCTATAAAGATTTCATTTTGAAGTAATAACATGGAAGAATTTATTAATGGCTTCTTTATAGGAATGGTTTTAGGCTATGTGATTGCTAAAATATATTCCTATTTTAAATATAAGTAGGGTTAAGGAGCTGATAAGATTGTCAAAAATTCTAATCAAGATTGAGAAAGGATAAGGTGATCTATTAATCTCGTTAAAGTCTTACGTTAAAGGCTTATTTTGTTTTAGGAGGAATTAAAATTATGAAAGAATTAAGTACAATCCAAAAAAGAGAAAAGTTAAATGATGTATATTCAGTTGATGAAAAAGGAGCAGGTGGTGCAAATCATAGGTATTTAATTTGTAAGAACGGCTCACAAGAATGGCAACAAGGTTCAAATTCGGATAATGTCTATGCTGATATACAACTTCAAAATGGGGCTAGAAAAGAAGCTGATTCAATTCATGGTGTTATTGATACTGATCTATTGGAAATAGTAAGAGATAGATTAAAGTCATTTCAAGTGGGTCCATTCGCTAGTAGAGAAAATGCATGCGCATTAACTCATATCGAAGAAGCTTTAATGTGGATGAATGGAAGAGTAGAAGATAGAATCGAAAGAAATGTACTAGGTACAAATAATAAGTAATTAAGTCTTAGAAATAAGGCTTTTTATTTTGCCCTTAGCATGGCACTAAAAGGCTAGATTTTTAAAATGATAAATTATACCTAATCAAAATTTATTTATGTTCTAGGGCGTGTCATATGGTCTAGAGGATAGGAGGGAGTGTTAATTATGAAAAAAACAGATATAGCAAAACTTATAGAAAGTTTAAAAGATGAGGATGATATCAATGATCTTTTAAAAGGTACTGATATTGAATCAACTTTTAAAACTGAACCGACTTTAGATGTGTTTAAGACTAAATTAAATGATAAGGACTTTAAGTCTTTTATGGATTCAGAGAAGGACACTCATGCAACTAAGCATTTAGAAACTTGGAAAACAAATAATTTACAAACACTTATTAATGATGAAGTTCTTAAAGCTACTGGTAAGAAGAAAACTCCAGAGCAAATCAAGATTGAGGAACTTGAAAAGAAATTTAATGATAAAGAAATTGAAAACCAACAGTTAGCTAATCAATCTAAAATTAAAGATTTATTAACACAAACCGGTTTTGATCCTACAAAGACACTTGAATTTTTCAATACTAGTAATATAGAAAATATTGAAACTAGTGTAGGAAACTTTAAAAGCATAATTGATGAGTTGGTTAATAGTGGAGTTAAATCAGCAATTGCTGATGGTAATTATACTCCACCAGGTGAAAATGGTGCTGGAGTATTAACAGCAGATGACATTGCAAAAATGATGATGTAAAAAAAATAAAAATATAAAAGATGGAGAGTGATATTTATGGCAATTAATACAATTGCATACGCAACATTATTTCAACAAGGATTAGATAAACAAGCAGTAGCAAAATTAACTAGTGGTTGGATGGATGCTAATGCAGGACAAGTTATGTACAATGGAGGTAAAGAAGTTAAAATACCTAAAATCAGTATGGATGGATTAGGCGATTATGACAGGTCTAAGGGCTTTACAGATGGGGCTGTTACTTTAGAATATGAAACTAAAATTATGACGATGGATAGAGGTAGATCGTTCATGTTAGATTCTCAAGATGTAAATGAATCTAATTTTGTAGCAAATGCTACTAATGTAATGGGTCAATTCCAGGCTACTAAAGTAGTTCCAGAAATTGATTCTTACAGGTATTCTAAAATTGCAAGTTTAGCAATAGCAGCTACACAAGCGGCAGGGTCTACAGTTACACTTGCTACAGGTGGTAATACAATAACAGCTACAAATGTACTTGAATTATTAAAAGCGGATATTGCAGCTATACAAGATATAGTTGGTGGCGAAGTTCCTTTAGTTATCTCAATGTCTGCTTTAATTACATCAATTTTAGAACAAAGTGACAAGATAAATAAACAACTTGTTGTAACTGACTTCCAAAAAGGAGACATTACAACTAAAGTTCAATCCATAGATACAATTCCTATAGTTAAGGTACCAAGTGCAAGATTAAAAACTGCATATGAATTTTATGATGGGAAAACTGCTGGACAAACAGTTGGTGGTTTTGTACCTGCATCTGGTGCTAAAAATGTAAATTGGATTGTTACTCCACTAACTGCACCTATAGCAGTAAATAAAACTGATAAGGTTAGAATATTTGATCCTAATACTAATCAAGACGCTGATGCATGGAAAATGGATTATAGAAAGTATCACGATTTATGGATCATGGATGAAGCATTAAAGCTTTGCAGAGTAAATGTTAAGGAAGCTTTGGTTTAGGATAGTTTTATAGCTATCCTTTTTATATTGAAAGGAAGTGGATATTTTGTATAAATTAAAAAGGTTAAATGTTGTTAAAGTCGTTGAAGAAGATAGTAGAAAAGAAAAATTAATGTCTGAAGGCTTTGAATTAATTGAAGATGAAAAATCTCAGGGTGAAGGTGGTATTAATTATTCTGAAATGACTATTCCAGATCTACAAACATTATGTAAGGAAAAAGGATTAAGTGGTTATAGCAATTTACCTAAGGATGACTTAGTGAAATTTATTGAAGAAAAGTTAGCACTAGAAGGTAAAAAATAGTGTTAGAAAACATAAAAACTTTACTTAACATAACCGCTGAAACAGAAGATGCTAAATTGACTATATATATTAGCATGGCTATAACTCTTATAAAAAAATATTTAAATAATGATGCCTTTGACGATAGCTATATTGGAGAAAATTTCAGTATGGCTATTGTTGTAATTGTAACTAATGCTTATGAATGTAAGAAAAATGGTAGTGGTGGAAATATAAAATCAATGTCTCAAGGTTCTAGAAGTATAACTTATGGAGATGATAAGGCTTTTTGCCTTAATGATGATATAAAAGCAATGTTGCCAACGCCATATATTAAATTATTCCATTAGGTAGGTGATAATGTGTTTTATAATAAGGAAATTCAAATTTACCAATATGGAGATAAAGTAGATGAACATGGAATAACAAGGATAGGCTATAGCTTAATGGTTACACAAGAACCTATTATGGTTGATGTACAGCCTTATAGTTCAGAGCAGGCAAAGAAAGATTATGGATATGATATAAAAACTACTAAAAGAATTTTTATGGATATTATGGCTGAGGTTACCGAAGATGCTGTTATCAAATATAGAAGTCAATTCTTTAGCATCCCAAAGGTTGTTGAATGGGATGATTATTTAGATGTAATGCTACTAGAAAAGAAAGAAATAACCATTATAGAGGTTATCAGTAATGAGTAGCAATACATTTGGATTCCAAGATCTTATTAATAAGGCAAGAGAAGAACAAAGGCGTTTACAAAGAGCAGTTATTGAAACTATTGATGAAGCTGCAACAGAATGTACAGGAGAAGTCCAAAGCCGTACACCAGTTAAAAGTGGAAATTTAAGAAGAGCATGGACACATAGTAAAGTTCAAGTTGAAGGAAATATAACTTATGCTGATATTACAAATCCTTTAGAATATGCAGCATCCATAGAAGATGGTCATAAACAACAAGTAGGGAGGTATGTTCCGGCTATAGGTAAAAGATTAAAGGTTGCATATGTTCCAGGTAAACATATGCTAAAAGATTCTCTTACGATAGCACGTGCTGAACTTCCCGATAGGCTAAGGAGAAAGATAGGTGAAACTAAGTGATTGAAAATGTTGCACTCTTATATAGTGTTACTGAAACATTAAAAGATAAATTTCCAACTAATAATATATTAATTGATGATAATGAAAAAGAAATAAAAGTTCCAACATTTCATATTAAAGTATCACCACTTAAAAATAAAAATGAATTTAATTGGAGAAATAAACTTTTAAATATTCATATTGAATATATTGAACCAGTTAAAAAACAGGAAAACTCTTTAAGAATACTTGATGCATTAACTGAATTATTTGATGATAATATTTATGTTAATTCAATAGCTTTACCTATAGGTGAAAAAGATACAAATAGTGATGCTGATCCGGTTAGTATGACTATGACATTAAACTTTTTTGATGAAAGAACTAACCCAGATGTGACACCAGATACAATCTATGATGCATTAATGGGCATATTAAAATTAAATATTACTGGGGAATAAGCAAGACTAGTTTTAAACTGGTCTTTTTTTATACCCAAATTTAGATTAGAAGGGAAAGATATAAATGACAACAAGTAATACTATGCATGGTGTTAAATTTACAGTACAAGCCTTGGCTACAACAGTAAGCACAAGAGCAGCGCATGGAGTGCTTTTTTTGGTATTAGATGATGCAACTGTTGCGCCTGGTTTATATAGGTATGCAAAATTGAAAAAAGTAATTGAATCTTATGATACTGCCAATAAAGCATTAATAAGTACAGCTTTTGCAGACTATGGAATTAAAAGTTTAATAGTTGCAGTTGGACATGATACTGAGGGGATAACAGGATCTTTAGATACAACATTGTCTTTACTTAACAAAGTGAATGAAAATGGTTGGTTAGCAGTACCACAAATAACATTGGATACTGATAAGACAAAAGTAGCAGCTTTTGTTAAAACGCAAAGAAAAGATGAGGATTACCCACTAAAAGGTGTTCTTTATAACCATGGAAGCGATAATGAGGGAATTGTTAATTTCACTGCTAGTAATTTAGGCGCAATTGATCCGAATGTATATGCTGTTCAAGTTGCAGCACAATTGTGTACATTAGGTGCAAATGAATCTATAACAAATCATACTGCTAGAAATGTAGCAAGTTGCGATGTAAAGGTTGATAATGATGATTCTGTTGGAAAAGGTGAATTATTTCTTTATAACAATGGTAAAAATATTGTTTATTCTAGGGGAGTTAACTCAATTCAAACTATCCCTGCGGAACAATCAGAAGCAATAAGTAAAATTAGAATTGTTGAAGTAATAGATTTAACTAAATCAGATATGAGAGAAATATTTGAACAAAGTTACTTAGGTAAACTAGGCAATTCTTATAAAAATAGAAAGACTTTAATAAATGCATTAAATTCTTATCTTAGAACTTTATCAACTGAAGGTTATTTATCTAATGATGAAGCAAGTTTTGCTGAGTTAGATGTTGAAGCTACTAGGGCATATTTAGAATCTAAAGGTACTGATACTGACAATATGAAAAATGAGGATATTTTAAAAGCAAAATTAGGAAGCAATGTATTTATAAAGGTTACTTTAATATGCATGGATACAATTGAAGATATTAAAATCAATCTTCAATATGAAACTTAGAAGGGAGGATTTTAGATGTCAGAAATAAATGCTTATAAAGTTGTTAGAACCAATAAAGGATATATGAAAATCAATGGGATAGAATTATCTGAACTTAAAGAATGTATAATCGAAATTGACCCTACTATTAAAAATTTATCGCTCATGAACAGTGCTACAGATGCAGAAGTGATAATGAGTTATAAATGTACAATAACATTTAAATTGAACAAGGTTTACAGTAGATTTAAACCGGCAATTCTTGAAGCTGCTAAAAAGTTGCAAAATTTTGTTTTTGATTTTGAAGGCACAAACTACACTCCAGATGGAAAAGAAGAAGAAGCAGTTGCCATAACTGATGCTTGGATAAAAGGAAAAGTAACATTAATGAAATTAGCAAGTGAAAATGATTTTGCAGAAGATTCATTTGAGGCTGGATTTATGATTGAAAATATAGATTTCACAAATACAATTGATGATGGTGAAGACTGGGCCAGTAAATAATTGATGGCTTATTTTAATTTAGGAGGATGATATAAATGGCATTATTAAAAATTGAAGATATTATTGCAAAGAAAGAACTTGTGAAGGAACAGGCAAAAGAGCAAAAATGTTTAATTACCTGTACAAAACTTGGTGGAGAATTAGAAGCGCATAGCTTATCTAAAGGTAATTTAGGTGATGTTAGGTCAAAGATGAACGATGATTATACGGAAGGTACCCAATATTTAATATACTTAAGCATTGATTGCTTAAGAGACCCTAAAATATGGGAAGCTTATGAGTGTAAAACTAAATCAACAAAAATAGTAGAAAGACTATTCCCTCATGAAAATGAAGTTGCTGCAATCGGAGAGATCTTATTGGATATGAATGGACTAGGAAAATTAAAACCAGGTGAAATTTTCAGAAAAGAGATTGAAGATCTAAAAAACTAATTATGTCCGAAGATGGTGAGCATATTGATATTGAACTTTATATGATTGCTCATTATCTTCAGCATGGACATGAATTAAAAGAATTATGTAATTTATCTGAGATAGAAAAATCATTTATGATTGCTAGCATGCTAGTGATGAAAAAACAAGATACTGAGAATGATATTGCATTAGCTGAATTTACAGGACGAATGGCTAATCCATTATTAAAAAGTGAGTAAAGGAGGGAGGTAAGTGGCAGAAAATATATTAGGTGGAAGGTTATCAATAGAAGATGCCTTTTCCGGTCCTTTAGAAAAGTTTGCAAATAGCATATTAGGAACAGAAAATAAATTTAAACAGTTTGCCAATAGTATGACTAGTAGCAATAATAAAATAGCGAGTGAAGCTTCAAAGACTTATCAGCAGGTAGACAGAATAGCAGAAAAATTTATGCAACAAGGCAGTAGCGTTGCTGATTCAATCAACAAAGCAAATGATAGGGTAAGACAAAATCAAGAAAAGACAATTGAAGGACTTTCACAAAAATATGTTAAGTTAGGAATGACTATACAACAAGCTTATGCTAAAGCACAACAGGACTCCGGTAAGATATGGAACGGTGATTCTAGTCCTAAAGGTAATGGTTCTAGTGGTAATAGTGATGGACTAAAGGATTTTGCACAAAGCTTTTTACAAAGTGGTGTTGGCGGAATAATAGCCAAGTTAGGTCTTATTGGCGCTGGAATTACAGCAGGTATTACAGTTATGAAAACCCTTAATGATTGGATGGAGCAAGGCTTTAATATATTAAATAAAGTCTCAGATGGTCTATTCTCTTATGAGGGAATTAAAAGTGCAATAGAAGAATCTATGACATTTGAAACTGGTAGAATGAAGCTTGATTTATTTTATGGTAGTAAAGAAAAAGGTCTTCAAGCTTATCAGAATGCAACTTATATAGCTCAAAAGACATATGCTAGTGAAAGTGATACTGTAGAAATTTCAGCAAAATTAGGTCAATTGGGAATAACCCCAAGCCAAAAACAATTAGAAAAACTTGTGGATGTAGCCGGAACAAGACCAGAAGTACAAACAGATCATATTGGACTAGCTGTAAAAGAAGCTATTGAAGGCAGAGTTATGATGATGCAAATGTATGGGATTAATAATAAAAATCTTAAATCGTACTATGATAGCTTAAAGAAATCTAATCCAAGTGAATATAAATCATTAAAAGGTTCGCTCAATAAAGAAGGAACAGCAGGCAACCCACAAAAGTATTTCAATTTGCTTACTGATTACATTGAGCAATCACCTATGAATGGTTACGCAGAAACATATGCCCAATCTGTTAAAGGTAAAATAGAGAGAATGACAGGCATATGGGAAACTCTAAAGGCTGAAATGATGGGTATTGATGTTAAAACTGGTACGGCTAAAGATGGTGGAGTTTTCTCGGCTGTTGCAAAGATGGTTGATGATTTAAAAACAAAGTTAGAAGACCCAAGCACAGTAACTAGCATACAAACAATAGGCAATTCTTTTGGTAATGTATTTACTTCAATTTCAAATGCATTTACAAAGGCTTTAACTCCAGAGACACTAGATAAAATTGCTAATGTAATAGTTAAAATAGGTGAATCTTTAGCTAAAATGATTGATAAATTTGTTTCTAGTGGGCAATTGGATAAATTTATAGAAGATTTACCTGCTTTAACAGAAAAGGTAGTTGGGAATGAAGTTATTAAGAAAAAAAATGAAGCTCAAGTTGGAATTGATTTAACACAAGGGAATGCATTAATGGCAGGTTATCATGGGATAAAAGGTGCATTTGATTGGGCCGATAATTTACTTGGACTTAGAACGCCAGAAGAGATTATAAATGATAGTAATTATAATAATAGTATTGCAGCAAAATTAGGAGGATTTAATATGCCTACATATACTAAAGATGATATAATCCTGACGGATGCAAATGCAAGTACTGCTATAAAACAAAATTCAAAACTATCAGATGATGAAAAACAATCATTAAAAGACTATATAAAAAATGATAATGCTAGTGTCTATAACAATGTAACTATTGGAACAATACAGGCAAATAACTATGACGAAATAATGAAGTCAATTCAAGAAGCAGCACAAAATAGAAAGTAGGTGATACCATGGCAAAAAGTATGACAATGGGACAGTTTTCATCTTTGATAAGAATAACGACACTGAGCAATTATAATAATATGCAAACAATGATTAATACTGATGAAAGTACTTCTATTGACAGTAGAGTTATTTTATTACCAGTATCACCTAGCGACTTGATGTTCAAAGAGTCTTCAGATGCCGTTACAATAAAATTAATGAACTATGGTGAAGTACCTATAAAAATGAATCGAAAATTAGCAAATTGGAGCGTAGCAAGCTTTTTCCCCAACTTAGATAGTAACTATCCTTTTGTGAGAAAAACAGATTTAAAGGACCCTTATGAGTATTATTGCAAAACCTTATCTACATGGAAAGACAATGAAACTCCACTAGTTTTTATGTTTAAAACATGGGGGAACTATTATAATTGCCAAATTAAAGATTTTACATCAGGTAGAAAAGATGCAGTTGGAAATGTATATTATGAATTGCAGTTCCAAGAATACAAAGTAATAAATTTATCTACTGGTGAGAATGGAACAACCAATTATTCATCCAATATTTATTATCCATCTCAAGGTGAAACAATTCTTGATATGGCTAAAAAGATATATGGTAGCAGTGAATATTATAAAACAATAATGTCTTTAAATAATTTAAGTAGTCCAGTAATAACAGCTGGGACAGGCTACAAGATAAGGTAGGTGATAGTATGGTTAATGTGTTTATTTACAATGATAATGGAATAATGATAGATATAAGTGATTTATTGGTTAATGTGAAATATACTTGCTCTTTAGATAAGCCGGCACAGCAAGTCAACATAACATTAGCCTATAGTATTTATAGTACTTCATTCCCTTCGCCTTATGTGGCCCCAGGACAAAAAATAGAGTTATATAACAATGGCATTTGTATATTTAGAGGTAAAGTAAATATCTCGGAACTAAAGGCTGATGAAGAGCAATTAGACCTTACTTGTTATGATTATATTTGGAATGTAACTAAAAGCAAAGTTGTTTATAACTTTAGTGATATATCTGCTTATGATGCAGTTTGCAAGATATTTAATGACTTAGAAATCCCATATAGCAAAAATGGGATTTTGGAAGGCCCTAACAGTGAAGGTGCCAAAGTCAATATAAACCATCTAATCAAAAATAAATCTGCATATGATGCATGTATGATGATAGCCACAGAACTCCATACTCAATATGGTACATTTTATTATATGTTTATGGATGTAGAAGGAAATGTAAATTTAATGCCATGTGATAAGTATTCAAGTAAGCAGGTAATAAAACCATGCACAAGTCCAACCTCAACTGATCCTGATGGAACTATGATTTCATTAAGCTATAAGAATGATATGTCCAGTATGATAACTAGAATACAGTTATTTGACAGTAAAGGTAATCCTGTAGACATCGAAACTGGTGAGTCTAGTGGGGATGATAGTGAGGGTGGTGGACATGAGTAGTATTGAACATATGAGTATCGCTCAAGCACAGGCTTTAGGCGAAAAAAGGATAAATGAACTATTAAAATTAAATAATCTTATAACTGATAGTGGTGAAGAAGCTGAAACAGTTAATAATACAATGACGGCTACCAATAGCATTATAAAAAAATATGGAATTATTCAGGATATAATTATTAAGTCTGCAAAAGAAGATCCACTCTTAAAAGCTAGAAGAATACTTAACGAAAACTGCAAGCCAAAAGAAACCATAGAAGTTGAATGTATAGGTGACATAAATTATAAAGTCGGCTTTGGAGTTCATTTAGTTGTTCCTTTCTTAAAAAAATATGAAGATTGTTTTATGTATATAAAGGAAGTAACTCATGAATGGAAAAGTGATAGTTTATTTATAAGTAAATTAACATTAACACCAAGTCGAGTTATGGATGAAGTTGAATGGAATGATTTAGAGGAAGAAGAAGAGTCAACTGGTTCAGCTGATGAAAGTGATTTATGGAAGAAGATCTATGGTTTGTTGAGGCAACAAGAAGGTAAGGCTTATGAATGGAGTAAACATGGTCCCGATACATTTGATTGTAGTGGATTAGTAGAATATTGTTACAATCAATTCAAAGATGAATTGGGAATAACTATAGGATGGACTACATATGACCAATGTAAGCAAGGTAGTTCAGTTGATAAAGATGATAAAAACCAGTGGAATCCAGGAGACATATTATTTTGGGAAGGTGATGGAACTCATGCAGCTCCGGCTCATGAATCTGTGTATATTGGTGGAAATAAAATGCTTCATGCACCAAGGACTGGTGATGTTGTTAAAACTGTAGAAGTTATAAGAACAGATATTTATGCGGTTAGAAGAGTTATAAAGGATATAGTAATTACTAATATAAAAGATGATAGTATTCCAAGTGATTATGCAATCTACTTAGGTGCTGTTGATAGTAATTGTAATACCTTTATAGTTAATATGCAAAAGTATGGGTATAAGAATACTATAACAAGCAAATCAAATGCTTCAGGTGTTGACCCATATTTAACTGCTGCAATAATTGCAGTTGAATCAGAAGGAAATACAAAGTGTTCAACGAATGAACATAACGGATTAATGCAAGTTGAAAATGGTTCGTTTGATATAGTTACAAGTATAGAACAAGGATTAAAAGTATATAAAGAAAAAATGAGTGCTGTTGGTATACAAGTACATGTAATACTTTCTGCCTACAATAGTGGAGAAGGAACAGTTGAACAGGCTTGTAAGCAAAATGGATATAATATGTCTACTGTAACTGTTAAACAACTTGGAGACGCATTATATGATTATGTAAAAGTTCATAATCCAACTTGGAATCCAAGTGAAAAGAAATTTTACTCAAGCAAAGTTTTGAAAGCCTATAGTATTTTAAAATCTAAAAAAGCTTTAGGATAGGAGGTATTTATATATGGCGAAAACACCTGGCGATATATTTTGGGATGAAATAGAGAAACATAGTAAAAAGAATCAAATAGATGACCCTTTTGGAATTGGCAAAGTTGTTTCAGAAGACCCCTTAATTATCGAAATTGAGGGGCTTTATTTATATAGGAATAATTTATATATAAATCCTCACTTATTAGCTTGGGACGAGCAAGTACATGCAAGTACTACTGTTGTAGATTTGCATAGCCATGAAGTACTTTTAATACATCATTATTCAAAACTTAAACTAGGTACTCATGTTGCTTGCTACGGGATTGATTATAACGAAACTGGAAAAACCTACCAAAAATATGTTGTACTGGAGGTGATTGAATAATGGGTTTGTTTCCAGAAGATTTTTATAACAATACAACAAGTTCTACAACTACAACTAGTGAAATTACTTTGCTTAAAGATTATGCTATAGATTTAGAAACAGGAGAATTACTCTATGATTTAAATAAGAATGCAATCATAGTTGAAGGTTTAGACGCTGTAATAGCACAATCATGGAGGAAAATTCACACACCTAAATTAGATGCCATTAATAATGAAGGATATTTTATTTATGGTCCAAACTTCGGAAGTCAATTTCATAAGCTTATTGGGAAAAGTAAAAGTATTGGCGATGCTTTTGCATATCAAATGTTGGTTGATTGTTTAATTGATGGAACATATATAACTGGAATTTCTAATTTTGCAACAACATTAGAAAAAAGTTCATACACAATAAATTATACAATGGAAAGTATTTACGGAAGCTATCAAGATAGTATTTACGTTCAAATAGAATAGGAGGTGTTAGGATGGCTTATCATAAACCGGCTGAAGATATATACAATGAAATGTTTTTAGGGTATACAACTACTTCTACTGGTAATGGAAGTTTGATCTATAATTCAAATATGCCAGTATGCATGCAACTATCACAAGCATATTTAAATCTAGATGAATCCATAAAAAAAGTATACGCTAGAACAGCAGTTGAAAGTGGATATTCTGACTATGTGGACTTAAAAGCAGAAGAAGTTGGATTAACTAGAAAAAATGCAACTTTCGCAGAAATAGAAATAACGGTTAATGGAGCTCCAAATGCAGTTTGGAACAGTGGAAGCATAGTTGGAACTAAAGATAATAGACTATATGCTACTGAAACAGATTTGGTTTTAGATACAAATGGAATTGGAGCTGTTAAAGTAAAAGCAGAAAAAATAGGGACTCAATATAATGTTAATGCTGATGAGATTAATTATTTACCAATAAAGTATAGTGGTATTTTTAGTATTACTAATAAAGCAGCTTATAATGGTGCAGTAGATAAAGAAACTAATGAAGCACTATATGAAAGGTTCCTGATAAAGGTAAGAACACCAGCTACTAGTGGCAATATATATCATTATCTTAATTGGGCCTTGGAGGTTGATGGTGTAGGAAAAGCTAAAGTAGATCCACTCTGGAATGGTAATGGTACGGTTAAAGTTGTAATTGCTAATAGTAATAAAAGAGCAGCAACGCCAGAACTTATACAAAGTACTAAGAATCATATAGACCCATATCCAGAGGGGAAAGGCAATGGTCAAGCACCTATAGGAGCTACAGTAACAGTTGTATCCGCTATTGAAAAAGCTATAGATGTAACTGGAAATGTAAAAATAGCAACAGGGTTTACAATTGCTCAAATTCAAGCAGAATTTACACAACTATTTACTAAGTATTTAGAAAGTGTTGCATTTAATACTACTTATATAAGCATTAACCAAATAGGAAACATTTTATTTAATACGGCTGGAGTTATAGACCATGCTAATTTGAAAATAAATAATATAAGTTCAAATATAGCATTAGCAGATGAAGAAATTGCAGTATGCGGAACTGCAACGTTAGGAGTGATAACTTAATGAATATAAGCAAGTTCAATCCAAAATTTAATAAGCTTGAAGGTAATATATATACTGTAGAAGAAGAAATTATGTTTGTTAATGGAGTCTATAACGGACCATTAGCACATGATAATATAAATAAAAAAACTGTTAATATTTATACTGGTTCCAGGTTAACAGGAGATAAAATAACGAATTATTTCCTGTCAACTCCTTCTGAAACTCCATGGAAATACACAATTAAGATTTTGGCTAATATTGATAAAGCTTATCTAACTTATGAAACGGTTGGAGATCAAGTTGAATCAGAAGATATAAATAATCTTCAGAATGAGATTGTTAGGACACAGCAAGAAATAAATTCATATGAGCAATCAAATGATGAAAAAGTAAATAGTATTGATACTAGAGTTGTTAATATTGAAACTAATAAAGCTGATAAAGAGAAGGTATTTACTAAAGAAGAAACTTTACAGCAAATAGCAGATTTAATAAATGCAGCGCCACAAACGCTGGATACTTTCAAAGAGATTGCTGACGCATTAGGGAATGATCCAAACTTTGCGACTACAATAATTAATCTTTTAGGAAATAAGGTTGATGAGGTAGATGGAAAGCAATTAAGTACTGAAGATTATTCTACAGCGGAAAAAAGCAAATTAACTAATATACAGGATAATGCTAATAATTATGTTCACCCCGAAATACATCTAGCTAGTATGATAACAGAAGACGAAAACCATATGTTTGTTACAAGTGAAGAAAAAGCAGCAATAAAAACAAGTGGTGGGGATTCGGTATATCAGGTAGCAGGAGGAACAGCCACAGCATTAACAGTTCAAATGCAACAACTAGTAAATGGGTATGCAAAAACATTTATAGCAAGTGCTAATAATGGTGGTGCTGTTACAACTATAAATGGGAAGAAATTATATAAGCCAGGAGCGACTGCAGTGCCAAATTTAATTAAAGATAAGGCATATACAGTTTGGTATAACTCAATAGGTGATTGTTTTTTTATCAAAGCTAGTGCAGAAGGTACTGCACTAGCTAAGGATGTAAGGAAAGGTACAAACTTCAGCAATGATAGTGATATTGGAATAGCTGGTGGATTGGATTTATCTTTATTAGTAAGTGGAAACATAAAGGCAGGAATCACTATAGATGGCATAAGTGGTAAATCAAGCGTAGTAGATACATCTGATGCATTAGCTACTGCAACACAATTATTATCTGGTGTATCTGCCTACGTAAATGGAAATAAGATTGTTGGGAATATACCTAATAATTATGGTGTATGGCAATATGCTCAGTCAATACAGCCTACAAGTGGTAGATTGCATATGTATCCACCGAAGGGATACTATGATCCATCAGGAGGAACAGGAATTTACTATGATGATGCTAATTACGTTAGTGCCAATATAGTAAGTGGTAAAAGTATATTGGGATTAGGTGGAACAGCTACATTATCAAGTTTAGGAGGTATACAATATACAGAGGTTGTTGTTAATCATGTAAGTGGAACTATGCAAGATA